GCGTTCGGCCATCTCGCGGTCGACCGCGTTGCGGAACCGCTCGCAGGTGCGGTCGTCCCGCAGGACCGCGAGCACCTTCAGAGGAGTCGCGCGGAGATCCAAGGCGCACCGTGGGCACATCAGCGCGACTCCGGCTGCGACTGCTCGCGGGTCGCGGTCGTGGTGACCGGCTTCACCGGCTCCCCTGCACCTCGCGCGACGCCGCGAGCTGGTTTGCGATCCACGCCCGAAGCGCCTCCACCGGCACCCTGACACTCCCACCAAGCCGAATCGATGGGATGGCGCCGCTCGAAATGAGTTCGTACGCCTTCGCGCGGGAGACGCCCATGGCGTCGGCAGCCTCAGTCGGTCTTAGAAGCAACTTGTTCGTATCCATAGGACGCATGTTAGACGCGCTGGACAACGCTGTCGACGTCTAGTAACGTTACCGTTGATAGCGTTTCTTATGACAAAGAAGACACTCCTCCGGCCACTCTCTCGGCACTGGCCTCGCGGCCCCGCCTGGCTCGACGGCGACATGGTGGTAATGGACGGCGCGCGGGCGACGTTCTATCAACCCCTGGCGGAACCCTCGCTGGGCCTCGAGCTCACCAGCGTGACAACACCGGACGCGGCCGTCGCGTTCGTGCAACGCTTCGGCCTCCTGCACACGGCGTGGGAGCCGAGCTATCAGGCGGCGCCCGCCCAGCTCAGAGAACCCGTCGAGCGGTTCATCGCGGCCGCTGACGATCTGCGCGGCATCATTGCGATCGCGCTCGATGTCCGCCGGGCAGTCGACGGCAACCGTGACGCGTTGGCTCGCGTGCGCGACCGCTTTGGTAAGGTCGTCGCTCACCACAGCGGCGACAAACCTGATGATCGAGCAATCCTGATCTACGCGAGCGATTGGACTGCGTTAGGACTCAGTAACGGTCTGGCCGCGGCCCGACCCTACGTCTACGATCGCGCAGAGCGCGGCGAGACAGTCCCACCTGGCCGCCTCCGCGTCGGAATCCTCCCCGACACGCTGCGCGAGGTCTGCTATCTGACCATTGCCTTCCAACTCGCCGACAAGGAACCGCTCGGCATTTGTCCAGAGTGTCAGCGTGTGTTTGTGATCGAGGACGGGCGCCAGCGGTTCTGCACGCCCGCGTGCGCAAGTCGCGTCCGATTCCGGCGTTTCAAAACCAAGCAGAAAGAGAAGAGGTCACGACATGGCAAAACGACGCGGAAAGGGTGAGGGCACAATCTTCCAGCGTGTGGATGGCCGCTGGCAGGCATCTGTGGATATCGGCTGGCAGGGCGGCCGACGGCGCCGGAAATCAGTGTACGGCCGGACGCGCCGTGACGTGGCCGACAAGCTTACGCGGGCACTCCGAGCGGTGCAGCAGAGCGCAGCAATGCCAGACGAGCGCGTGACCGTCGAACGATTCCTCTCACGTTGGCTTGCGCACAAACAGACCACGATGCGTTCACGAGCCTGGGCGACGTACGAGCAAGCGGTCCGATGTCAGATACTGCCGATCCTCGGCAAGCTAACACTCGTGAAGCTCCGCCCGCTGCACCTGGAGGAGTGGATGCGCGAGTTACAGGAACGAGGCACAAGCGCCAGGACAATTCGGTATGCAAGGACGGTCTTGCGCGCGTCACTCAACCAGGCCAAAAAGTGGGAGATGGTCAGCCAGAACGTGGCTGCGCTCGTCGACCCGCCGCGACATACGGCGAAGAGGATTCACCCGCTCGACCCGGAACAGGCCTGTGCGTTGCTCGACGTGGCGCGCGGCCATCGGATTGACGGGGTGATCTCGATCGCGACCGCGCTCGGCCTACGGGTCGGCGAGGCGCTTGGTTTGGCCTGGAGCGACGTCGACTTCAGCGCGGGGACATTGAGCGTCCGTCAAGCGATCGAGCGCAGTGGGGGCGACAGTGCGGCCAGACGGCCGCTCGCGGCGTCGCGCCGGGAGATCCGCGCGCAACTCGCGGCCGCACCCAAGCGGAGCGCGGAGCGCCGGCAACTACGCGCGCAGCTCGAGGGGGCCCGCGTAGCCTGGCGGAAGGTAAAGACCCAGTTGAGAACGACCGAACCGAAGTCGGCGCGAAGCCATCGAACAATCCACATGCCGGCGCTCGTGGTGTCCGCGTTGAAGGCGCACCGGACGCGCCAGCTCAAAGAGCGGCTCGCGGCGGGCGGCGCCTGGACGGACACCGGTCTCGTCTTCACGTCGCCGATCGGGACGATGCTCGATGCGCGAAACGTCAGGCGGGAATTCCACGAATTGCTCGCGGTGGCCAACTTACCGTCGATCCGGTTTCATGATCTGCGGCACACGGCCGCCACCTTACTACTCGCGCAAGGCGTCGACCCACGCACCATCATGGAGACCCTGGGGCACTCGCAAATCTCGTTGACGATGAACACCTACGCCCATGTGATGCCGACGTTGCAGGCCGACGCGGCGGGCAAAATGAACGCGATTCTGACGCGTCGAAAATGACAGCCTATCTGACAGCCTAACCGTTAGAAACCGGTAGAAATACTGGACTCCGGCAGACGCGAAGTCGCTAAATGCTTAGCGAATAGACGCGGATGGATACTGGCAGACTGGCAGTCCCAAACTCTTAATCTGCGGGTTGTGGGTTCGATTCCCACCCGGCTCACCAGTTTTCCTAATGTTTTCGCGAATCTCGACCGACACGCGGGAACCTGACAGCCTAACTGACAGCCTAACGCGCGCGCGGGCGATTACTTCTGGCGTTGGTCCACACGCAACGCCTGGGCAATCGCCGCGCGGATCACGGTCGGCACCGTCACGCGCGCCTGACTCGCCCGCGCGTGGAGTGCGTCGTAGGTCCGACTCGTGACGGTGATGTTGACGTTGACGGAGACGTCCGTGAGATCGAGGCGCGGTCGGCCGGGACGGCGCCGCGGTGCGTCGTCACTCATGCGGCAGCCGGCGGGTTAACAGGTGTCGGATGGTGGCGGACAGGCTCGCGTCGCGGCGGGAAGCGAAGCGGTTGAGGCGGTCGAACTCTCTGACGCGCATCCAACAACTGACGGAGATGCTCTCCTCACTCGCCGGTAAGCGGGGGCGGCCTCGTGGGCGAGGGGCGGGCGGGACGGCGTCGTCATCGGTTGCCACGCCTCCAAGTGTATGCCCGGAGAGTGTGTCAACGGGGGGTGTTCAGCGCCGCCTCGACCGCGCGCCGAAACACTACGCGCGCATCGTCGGCGGCTCGCGCCGCCTCGGCAAGCGCGTCCTCGAGGTCCGCGTCCGCGTCGAGCTCGCCGGCATCGCACGCCAGCCGCAGATTCGTTTCGAGCACGCGCGCCTCGTCGGCGAGCACTTCGTCGAACCACTCTTCGAGCGCGGCGACGTTCATCGGGCCGCTGTAGGTGCGCAAGCCGGCGACGATTGGCGTGCGGCTCATCTTTGCGGGTCCTTCCGACCATCACGGCCGGCTTTGACGAATAAGCGGAAAAAGTCGTGGGACGGCTCAGACCCGACGGCGCAATGCGTCGCCGAGCAAATCCAGCCAGACCCGCCGTGCGAGACAATCGCGCCCGCGTCGTAGACGGTGCCGGCTTTCCAGACGCCCGCATCCTTCATCGCTGGCCGTGCCTCGAGCTCCGCGATCCGCTGCTCGAGCGCGGCGATCTTCGCATCACGCGGCGCGATCGCGACCTTGATGGCTTCGACGACGACGTCCGCGAGCATTTCGGTGTCGGTCATTTTGCGGCCTCGATCGCGCGGAGGATCGCCTCGACCGCCTTCACGACGTTCGTCACCCTGTCGGGCAACAGGTCATGCATGTTGGTGGCGAGCGCGAGTTCGGTGCGCGCCTGGGCGAGCAGCGCCGCGACGTCGTCAGAGGATTTGGTCTTGAGCATCAGCGCCTCAGTAGGAAACGGCCATCACCGCGGCGCCAGCCGGCACCGTCGGGCTCGACGTGCCGTAGTGAATGTGCTGCCAGCTCGCCGGGAGCGCCGCGCGCACGCCGACCATCGCGGACTGGAAAAGTGACACCATCGTCGAGCCGGTGCCACTCACGCCGGATTGCGTCGGCGCCCCGTCCATCTGCACATCCGCCTTGGTCGTGACGTCCACGGCCAGCACCCCGTCCGTGGAATACGCGACGTTGGCCGCATCGATGAGCGCGATCTGCTGCGGACTCGTCGAGCCGAGCACACACGGGATGCCGAGTAGATTGTCCGGCGTGACGGTGAGACCCACGCCCCCGAGCTTCGCTGCGATCTGATAAAACGTCATCGGTTTCATTACCCATCGCAGCGCGTCGCCAGGCGATTGAATTTCGGCGAGGAGCGCCGAGAGATCCGTGATGATGTTCGCCGCCGTCGTCCCGGCCGACGTGAGCACCTGCGTGCCGTACGTCAACGAGGCGGGATGCGCCGCCGTCGGGCCGACGGTTCGATCGAGCAGCTGTTGGTCGACAAACTTGGCGATGCCGGCGATCACGGCCGCGCGCAGCGCCGCTTCCGACACGGCGCCGAACGTGAACAGTTCTCGCGTCACGACGACGATCACGTCGGCCTCGGCGTACTCTTGCGTGAGCGTGTCGAACGTCGTCCGGGCGACGGGAATCGGTAAGCCTTCACCCTTCCAACTGCCGCCCGCGCCCGCGCCGGTTTCCTTCGGAAACTTCGTGCGGAAGGGCACCCGGCGAAACGATGGACTGAGCCGGCCGAGGATGCTCGCCGACTGCAACAACCCGAACGCTTCGCCGCCGATCCCATACGCGGCGAGCTCGGTGGCCCACCCCGTCGCCGCGGTCGTGCCGGCGCCCACGGCCGACTTCTGACGGAAGGTATGTTCCACCGCCGGCGCGCTGCGGCACTGCCGCTCCGCGAGCTCCGCGGCGGCAAACGGGTTCCCGTCGGCCTGCTGCAGACAGACGAGAAATTTACTGACGCTCGCGCCGCGTTCGTTCGCGGTGAGACTCACGGTCGGACGACTGGTCGGATTCATGCGATGTCCTCTCTTCGCAATCGTCGCCCGTCAGGCGTCGCGCGTGGGGGTTTCTCTCCGTCAGAAACCACCGCCACGAGGCGCCAGAGCGTGACGCGGAGCTCGGCGCCGGCCCGCTGGACCATGAACCCGTCGATCGCGAGATCCGCGCCCCGGCTCAGCAGACGGCCGATCGTTTTCACGCTGCGGTCGCCGAGCACCAGGCGCAGTGCCGACGAGGCCGCGAGGTCACGACTCGTAAACGAGTCGCTCCCGACCAGGCCGGCGATGGCCGGCAGCACCCGGCTCAACAGATCCCGATCGGCTCGACGCAACGGCGACGGCGCCGACTGGCGGGCCTGCTCGAGCGCGCGGACGCGCGCCTCGAGCGACGCGAGCCGCGCCTCTGGCCCGGGGGCGGTCTGAGACCGCTCAGGCCGACCTTCCAGAACCGTCACGGCAGAATGCCGTCCCATCGTGATTTCCGATGCAGAAAGCGGTCGAGGGGATTTGACACCGTCGACGTAGGCGCACGCGTGACCGTGCTGCGCGAGCTCGGTGTGCAGCCGAACTCGGTTAGCAACGCGCGCATCGTCGCCATCTGCTGCTGCGCGATGGCAACGTAGGGGCTTTGCATCGGAAAGCCATTGCCGGCCTTGATGACCAGGCCGAACTTGCGGATCTGGTCGCTCGCCTGGCGCCACACACTGAAGGCGTGACAGTAGGCGGCCAGCGCTGCGGTGTCGAGCTCCGTCAAGAGCCCCTGCCCCACGAGTAACGGCGCTAACCGTGCCCACTCGACCCTGGCCGTCTCATCCAACCACGCCGGCGGCTCGACACCGGCCGCGACTGCGTCCGGCGTCGGCTCGTCTGCCGGCAACGGTCGTTTACCGGGATTCCCCCGCAAGCGTTTCAATGACGTCGGTACCGGTCGTCGACTCATGTTCTACTCCCTGGTCTCATCCTGTCGTGACCACCGAAACGCACCGCACTCGGTCGCTATACCCGGGGGGGCTCATACGCGGCGGTTCCTGCGTTGGGAGGACATGGTTTTGTAGCCCGGCGCCGTGAGACATTTTGACCGCCCCCCCGGTCGAGGGCTTGCTCTAACCGGGGGCATCAACATACCAATTCAGCAATGCGCACTCGGACGACATCGAGGCCGTCAACAGGTCTAAGGCACGGTCGTAGGCCTCATCCCGTGAGCGCGCGGAAAGGGTCACCACGCGGGCGAACGGTGCGACGTGCTCGTTGAATGGGTCAAGAGTGAACCATCCCACGGCTCGGTACGTACGGAGAGCTTGCTGTGTGCGTTGAACAGCTGACCCTGTGGACATACTCCCTCCTGACAGTTCCCTTCACCGTGACCATCCTGGTTGACAGGTACGGCACCAGCACTGCGACACGCGCGAGACGCCGTGCCGTGCGAGGTCGTCGGCCGTGTGCGCGTCGCCGGCCTGCACCTCGGCTGGTGTCTTGACGTGCAGGCCGGTCGGGTTGACGCGGGACTGGAAGACGTCACGTGCCATGTCTTCGGCAACCGCCTTCCAGTCCAGCATCGCCATCAGACTCCCGGCTCGGCCACGACGTCGGCGAACAGGTCCGGATGCGCCAGGCGGTAGCGGTTCTTCGCCGCCCGGTGATGCGCGTACCGATCGTCGCAGTCTGCGAGAACCACCCGCTTGCCGCCGCACTGCGGACAGCGCATGCCGGCGGAGGTGTCATACCCGGGGATCTCGTCACGCAGCCAGTACACGAACCTCGTTGTCCGGCAATCGTCGCACTCGATGATGTAGTTGTTCAGTGCCGGGAAACGTCGCTCATCGACCATCGGTCACGTCCTTTCTGCGCGTCTTCTTCCGCCCCTTCCCGCCATCCGCGGTGAGCCAGTACTGCCACCGACCGTCGAACGGCAGCGTCTCGAGCACCCACCAGGCGTCGATATGCTCGCGGGCCTCCGGGTCGGTCGAGTCGACGTGCGGGAAGCACACGCGGACGAAGTTCGCATACGCCTGCTGATGCCTCGGCGTGTTCGGATACCCGGCCTGTCGCGCCTCTGCGAGAAGCGTTCGCCAGTTATCGGGCAGGCGCGGCGCGAAGTTGATCGTGTAGGGCACGCCCCTCGTGTCAGTGGACATGGAACACCTCCGGGCCGGGGCTACACACCACGTAAGTGCCATCCACGGGCGCGACCACGACAGGCCCCTCGAGGCCCGCATAATCCGCCCAGACATCAGCGGGCGCGACGTCCTCAAAGCACCGGAGATGCGACGCGAGTTGGCGCGACCGGAAGAGCAGCAGGTCGGCCGACGCAATGCGAGCGCCGCAGAAGCGGCACCGCCAGCCGCACAGATCGTCTACCGTGAGTGCGGGCATCTGCCTCGTGACGCCTCCTCCTTGTGTAAGCGTGAGTGTGATGCGCTTCATGACGCCACCTCGTCGTCGTCGTCCTCGAGCGCGTCCACGAACGCCTGGGTCTCCGCCGAGATCCGCTCCGGCGGCGCCGACGCTGTGGGCGGCTCCTCAATTCGGATGCACGGCACGCGCTTGCCCCTCAGCTCCGTCTTGGTCGGATACAGGACGATCTGATGCCCCGGCCACGCGTCCATGTCCCCGGTTCCCGTCACGTCGGCGATGCTGTCGCCATTGGTGCGGTTCAGCGGCAACCCCTTGGGTTCCCCTCTGAAATACACGACCGTCTTCTCCTCGGCAGAGGAGCCCTGGCCCATCATCTCGTCGACCGCCTTATCGATCGTGACCAGCTTCTTGCGTCCTTTGAGGTCGTCGGCTTTCAGGTAGCGGCTCGGAAACTTGTCTTGGTAGTTACGCATGTATCACTCTCCCTCGTTGGTGTGGTGTGGTTCCTGGTGGTCGTGGTCTGACGGGTGGTCCGTCACCGGCTGTCCGTTGCGTCCTCCTTTCGTCGGGGGCTCCGCGTGAAACGCGTGCGGTTGTGCCGTGGGCGCGCGTAGGGGGTTCCAAACCGAGGAGACGGGAGAGTTCCCGGCGTCCATTGGGTTTTCCCCACTTGGCGAAGCGGTAGGAGATTCAGGCTCATACCGATCTGAATTTGTCGATTCACCCCCGTCGTTATTGGAGTTTTCCCGTGTGCTCGCTTTGACCGGCAGGTAGCGGGGGAACAGATCGTCGAACGTCACGCGGCGGTAGCCACGGACCTTCCGTCCGGCGACCCAGTGCTGACTGGACAGCACATCGAAGCTGGCGAGCAGCCGGGCCAGGGCGTGCGGCGTCATCTCGTGGCCCTTCGACCAGGTCGGCCACGGCTGCTCCTTCAGGCGGTTGAGTTTCTTCAGCAGCGCCGTCGACACGACCACGTCGAACGCCGGGCCGCGCTCGTCTTTCACCACCGCCGCGTCCATGACATCGCGGACGTCCGAGAGCAGCAGCGTCGCGTAATCGTCGTCGTGCTTGGACCCCGACAACGCCACAGCGGCGCTGTGAGCGCGGCTCGGCCAGTCGCCCGACGCGCGCTCGGCGATCGCCAGCAAGGCTTCCCAGACGTCCTGGGCGCGGTCGTCAATCCCCTCGGGCAGCGCGGGGGCCGCCCCCAGCAGCGCTCGCGTGGCGGCCGGCGCCCACGACTGCCAGCGACGCTGCAGCGGGAGCCCTGCCCCGTGTACGACACGCGCGCGGGCGCGCTCGACCCGCTCTTCTCGCGTGCGGCGACGCAGTTTGATCTGGATGGACCGGTCGGCGACTGTATCCGGCAACTTGCCGATGCCGGCGATGGCCTTGGGACAGAAGGTTTTCAGGTCGACGACCTTCAGGTTGGCGCCCTCCCCGATGCACAGCGACGTCATCCCGCTCTTGCGATAGCCGCTGTTCAGCACGCCGGTGAGCGCCTTGCTGTAGTCGCTGTTCTCACTGAGCGCCTGGTCACTTTCGTCGAGCAGGAGCGTCGGCTGCTGCGCGTCAATCTTCCGTGGCAACGCGGCGGCCGACGTCCGGGACGTCAGCCAGGGGCGCGCGACGACCGGCTCGAGCACCTCGAGCAACAGCGTCTTGCCCGCGCGCTTGGTGGCCGCGGTCACGTGCAGGTAGGGCGTCGCCTCGGCGGCCTGATAGGTATGCGTGTGCGCGGTCCACAACGCTGTCGCCGCCGCCTGGTGGTCGGTCATGAACACGAAGCGGCGCACATACCGGACGGTGTCGTCGAGCAAGGCTGCCAGCGCGGCCGCATCGTCGAGCGCCGGACCACTCCCCGCTGGTGGAGGTGTCGACGCGTCCGCGGACGGCGCGGCGTCTGGCGCGGGGGGCGCATCGGCTGGTGTGCCCGTGGTGGGCGAGACGTCTGGTGCCGGCGGGACGGGCTCGGGCTCGGCCGTGTGGACGCCAACACTCGCTGCCACCCTCGGGCGGTCGCGCCGTCGCATCACGGAATCGAACACGCGCGACACTTCCTGGTCGGAGTGTGGCGGGACGCAGTGGGCGGCATTGGTGGCCCGCAGCGCTTCGATGATGGCGCCTGGCGACACCTTGTTCGCCTTTAAGCTGCGTCCCAGCTTGAACAGCGTCGCGTTCCGCTCACTCGGTCCGGCAATGTCCGGCACGGTGAACTTCCCGTGCGGGATGTTGACGGCCAGTTCTGCCGGCAGCATCGCGTCAAAGTCTGAGGGCTGATACACGCGCTGAGGGTCGTAGCACTCGACGGTCACACGCGGGGGCGTGCCGTACGCCGGCTTGCGATTGAATGTCTGTGGCACACGCAACACGCGGGCACCCTCAGCGGACGCCGGGTCCGCGTTCAGGTAGGCGGCCAGGCGTCGCAGGAGTGACCCCGCGGTGGAGGCCTCCTCGCTGTTCCGCATATCAAACGGCTCGGCCATCACCCACACGGGCTGCAGCCCCCCGCCGGAGTGCCACACGACCGACGGCGGGTAAAGGAAGCCATCGAGGCGCGCACGCGTCTCTCGCTCGGACGACATGATGAAGTCGAGGTCCGCAAACAGCGCATTCAGGTGGAGCAGGTTGGAGGCGTCGCCGCTCGAGTCATCGACGCGCGTTGCCATCCCCATGTAGCAGTCATGCTCGCTCACATGCATCCCGAGAAAGGCGGCGATGCCTTGCGTGTCGGCCAGGGCGTAGAAGCAGGACGACGCGTAGCCGGGGCCAAGCGCGCGGAAGTTGATCAGCCCGTCGCAGGGGCCGTACAACGCGCGGAGTATCGAACGGAGTGTCGGTGGCGCTATACTCACGGTGTCACTCGTTTTCCCTCTCACGCCTCCGGATGCGGCAGCCTCCGGGGGCGTTTTGTTGTACGGACTCGAACCCTCACAGCTGCTCCTCCAGCGGGTCGTCAATATCAAGCGCGGCCATGCGTTCGGCCATCTCGCGGTCGACCGCGTTGCGGAACCGCTCGCAGGTGCGGTCGTCCCGCAGGACCGCGAGCACCTTCAGAGGAGTCGC